AAAACGTTTTACTAAAGTAATATTTAAGTTGCGTAAAACAAAAGTGACAGACTTGGCGGGTTCCTTAGGTTCCCATATGGCGAATTACTGTTGGCACAACAAAAAGTTTAATTTCTTTAGAAAGATGTACAATCATTTCCGTAAAGAGCATCCGGGTGAATTCCCGTTGGTGTACTCCAAGAGTATGACTGAACACCGTTACAAGGTGCTCGGTTATGAGTAAATAGTTCATACCAGTTATCGTACTGGTAAAACAAAAACGATTGTATATTGTATATTGTATATTATGGTTGGTTGGTTGGCGTAAATGGGTGATACGTTTGATTTTATCCCCAATTACACGGGTCCTAACATATCTGATGGTAAAATTCAAAAATCTGTTGAGTTTGGCTCTGCAGTACCTAAGAATGATTTGGATGTCCTTTCTCGTTTGCATGATTCGGCTTATGCTAAGTGGGATGATTACGCGCACCGCACGGCGGCTGACGCGTGGTATTCTCGCGAAGCTCAAAAACTTGGCACTACACAAGCTGCTATTGCAGCTGATGCTGTGTTGTATGGTAACGCTATTATGCGTTCTCTATCCAACTATGGCATTGATATTACCAATTTTCATGACAGCTTACCCATTCTTCTATCTAAAGCGGTAGTAGGTGGTCTACCTGGTCTTGTTTCTGGTATTGTTTCTGGCGCTGTTAAAAACATGTATAATCTTCATAATTACATATTGGATGAATTTAAATTACAAAAAGAATTGCAAGCGTATTTTGCTACTGACCCTAAACCTTGGCTGCAATACACTTCACGCGTTAAGAAGATGACGGAGACATTAGTACCCTTTCGAGGCGAAGCGCGCTCAGATCTCTTTAGCCAACGCGCTAGTGTTTCTGTAGGTCGAGCTATTATGGCTCCACCCAAAGTTCAGCAGTATGAAGCTAATTCGTCTGTCATTCATTCACAAACAAATACATATCCAGCTATTCAACATTATGTTTTTAGAAATAATAGTAGGAGAAATAAAAAGAAAAAGAACCGCCGTCAATAGGACAGCGGTTACGCCTGGAATGCGTTATAACTTATCCGGTGGTTAGGTGGAGTAAAGCGAGTTATGGTTGCACAAAGAAAGAAGAGTAATCCCTACAAAAATGGAATGGGACCCCTCAATCGATTGGAGAAC